TGAAAAAATGCACTCAGCAAACTATTCATCTTGGGAAAAATACAGAGATACTTTTAACAAAGTCTACATGGCATACACAAGTCTAGCTAATGCTAAAAAAGAGTTCTTTGATTTACAACATTTGCAAGACCATCTCAGAAAATCAGGAGTCATAGCTAGTGATAAGCAACAGACTTCTATTAGGATTAAATGCGGTAAAGTAGGTACAGATATAAAAGTTTCTTACAGAGAGTTCTACAATCAATTAGAATTATGTAAGTTAGCCCTCCAAGATTATAGATATGAAATTGAAATAATATAATGGAGAAACCAAACTATTACGCAATACTTTCAGCAGAGGTAAGATATGACAACAGACTAAGACCAAATGTTAAGTTATTGTATGCTGAAATCACAGCTTTGTGTAATATGAATAGGGAATGTTTTGCTTCTAATAGATACTTTTCAGAACTTTATGGTAAAAGCAAAGGTAGTATATCTGGTTGGATTAGTGAACTTGTAAAGTATGGTTACATATCATCTGAATACACCTACAAAGAAGGAAGTAAGGAAATAGAGTTTAGGTATATAAAAATACTTAAAGGGGGTATAACTGCAAAAGACAATACCCTATTGAAGAAAACTGTAAAGAGTAATACTACAAGTATTAATAATACAAGTATTAATATTAATATATCTAATAGGCGTGAGTCTTTTGTTTTAGAAGTTATGGCTTTTGATTATAATAAAAAGATTTTAGAAGGTTTTATAGATTACTGGACAGAACCAACAAAAAGTAAAACAAACCCAAAAATGAAATTTGAACTAAATCAAACTTGGGCAACAAATCTAAGATTAAAAAATTGGGCGGCTAGACAAAAGCAATGGGATGTGCCTACTAAGATTAATAAAAATAAATTAACTAAAAATACAAACACTATGAAGAATGTATTACGTAAGCTAAACGGACATGATTAAAGAAATAGAAAAATTAGAACTATATAGGTTATGTGTAGTATTACTAACTAAGACCTATACATCACTTGGACAAACTCCTGGTGAAGAAACATTAGAATCCATGAGCTTTTTATTAAGTGAATTACTAGAAAAAAGATACAAGACTTTTACTTGGGAAACAGTTGAGCTTTCTTTTTATAACGGAACAACAAATACTGAGGTCTTTCATATAAACATACAAACTATGAGTAAATGGCTTTATACCATGAAGCAGTTAATTTGGGATGGTGAAGCAAAAATGAAGGAAGGTTCTTATCACGCTATAAATAAAGAGATAAGAGGAATTATTAATGAACAACAAAAACTTTTAAAATGAAAAAAGAAGAAACAGCACCATTAACATTACTATTAAATGCACTTGATGTAAATAGAAAAAATTGTGAAAGGATATATTGGCAGGAAGAATTTATAAATTATATTGAAGAAAAAAACATAAAACTTTATAATGAAGCTAAAAAATATACAGATAAGCTAGAAGCTGATGGTTATTGGACTGAAGAAGAAAAGAAAATATGGGGAAAGAAATGATAGGTTGGGTAATAATAACAGCCATTGTGATGTGGCTAATAAGGGAATTGAAATGAATACAAGACAAACATCAGTAGACTGCTACAATGAAATTAAAAGAAATGGATCATTATCTAAAATGAGATTTGAAGTTTATTCAGCTTTATTGTCAATGGGGAAACCATCTACAACTAGAGAGGTATATGAAACCATGAATGTCCTGAAACAAGAAGCAACAAGGTTTACTGAATTAAGAAAACTTGGAGTTATTTATGAGGTTCAGAATAGAAAATGTACTATCACAGGAAGGACATCTATTGAATGGGATTTAACAGATAGACTCCCTGTTGATTTTAAAAACTCTAATAAAACTAAGAAACAAAAAGTTGATTGTGCTTTAAATTCTTTGCGTGTATTGTATAAAAACTATAATGATGGTACGGATGAGGATTGGAAAATAGTTGCTGATTTGATTAAGAATATATGAAAACAATTAGCAAATTAAAAAAAGAGCTAGATACTATCTTCAGTCTTTACATAAGACTTAGAGAGTCAGAAGAAGGGCTTGTGCAATGTTTCACATGTAACAAGGTTAGCCATTACAAGTCAGGGATGCAGAATGGTCATTTTCAAAGCCGTAAACATTTAGCAACAAGGTGGAGTGAAACTAACTGCCAAGTTCAATGCGTGGGATGTAATATGTTCAAAGCAGGGGAGCAGTATAAATTTGCCATTAACTTAGATGCAAAGTATGGAGAAGGGACTGCTGAATATTTAGAGTTTACAGCTAGAACTATTATGAAGGTTAGCCGTATAGATTATGAAGAAAAGATAAGTTATTACAAAGACCTTGTTGATAAATTAAAAAAAGATAAAGGAATAGAATAAAAGTTTTCTTAAATTTGGCAAATGACAAAGCCAATATATGCAAGTGAAGAACATAAAACAATAATTGAAGCCTATATCCGTATGTGTCAAGAGTTTGCAAAAGATGTTAGTTCAAAAAGCAGATACTATAATTATCTTGATGTAGTAGAAACAATTATTGAATATCATAACAACTATGGCTCAGGACGGAACGAGAATAATTTTTACGATTGGCTAGTAATCATTCCTATCAATTTATCAGTAGCTACTAATGGCTTCTTTGCAGGATTAGAAACTAACAGTAACAGAGCAGTAATACGAGCTTATAAGACAGTCTTAAATGAAATGGTTGGAGATGTGGTAGATAAAATAGATAACTTAGAAGAACCAAGTGAATAAGATATATCTTGAAATATCAAAGCTAAGTGATAAATTCAGGACAATGTGCTATGGGCTTACTCAGGATAAGGAACAAGTAGATGACGCAGTTCAGGAGTGTATGCTTTACTTTTTACAAATGAATCCTGATACTCTAAAGAAAATATATGACAAAGACGGCTTAGATGGAATTACAAGATATGGTGCAGTAGTTTTAAGAAGGTCTTTGACGAGTGTAAGAAGTCCATTTTATTATAAGTACAAAAAGTACTATACTCACATTGATAAGTTTACAAGCAACGCAACTTATGATGTAATTGAAACAGGTGAAGTAACTCCAAATAAAAACCTCTATAATATACCTGAAGAAGTTGTTGAAAATATAGGATTTAAAAAGCTGGATAAAATTGATGCAGCGTTAGGTGAGATGTATTGGTATGACAGAAAGGTATTTGAGCTTTATTACTATGAGTCTAATACCCTTGATACTTTAGCAAAGAAAACAGGAATAAGTCGCAACAGTCTTTTTACTACAATAGACAAAGTAAGAACAATACTAAAAAAAGAATTGACAGATGAATAAGTTTTTTGTTCCTAATAACGTGTATGAAGATAGAATGGCTATCTGTAAGGGTTGTGTTTATTATTCAAGTCTTTTAGGAAATTGTACCGTTTGTAAGTGCTTCATGAAAATCAAGGCCAGAATTGCCCCAATGGAATGTCCTCAGAAGTATTGGGGTAAAAGTCTTGTAATGGAAGCCCCTGATGACCTACCACAAGAAATAATAGATGAAATACTAGACCTTTGGAAAGACTTAAAGACAGGCAGAGCAAAAGACATACAAGCTAAAAAACGAATGATAACTTTGTACAATACTATTTACATGACTAACTATGGAACAGGAACTAATTGCGGTTCTTGTATGGCAACTTGCTATGATGGAATAAAAAAATTATATAATAAATATAATGAGTAAACTATACTGCCCTAAAACAATGGGAACATTTAAAATGATGTTTGGGTTTGCACAACCAACTCCATACATAAAAAACAATAGAACTAAATTAAAAAAAAGAGACTATGAAAGAGAAAAGAAAATACAAAAGCATCAAATGGGTTTTAAAACAACAGATTGAAAAAGCTACTAAAACTCTTTGGACTTGGAAACAAGGCAAGAACGAACACTTCACCTGTATATATAAAAACTACAATGATGACCTACCTATCTATACGCCTACCCAATTATTAAAAGAAATAGAAGATGCCAATACCAATTAATTATCCCGAACCTAAAATGACAAAATATAAATGTAAATGCGGAAAGACTAAAGAATTATCAGTAGCTACAATAATTCATGTAGACGGAGAATGGGAAACCAAAGAAGCCCTCTGCAAGTGTGGAAAGTACATGGACTCAGAACCACTTAAAGGAATGCCTAGCCAAATCCGAACTGAGGAGTCTTTAAGCAAGAATCGTGATAAACTATGGGATGGTGCTAAAGAAAAACTGATAGGCGAGAGGGGAATAAATGAGGACTACTAATGATAATAAACGGCAATAGCTTAGAAGAACTAAAGAAGTTTCCTGACAACTATTTTCATTCGGTAGTTACAGATCCTCCTTATGGACTTTCGTTTATGGGTAAAAAATGGGATTATGATGTACCAAGTGTAGAACTCTGGCAAGAGGTTTTGAGAGTCTTAAAACCAGGGGGTTATCTATTAGCATTTGCGGGAACTAGAACACAACACAGAATGGCGGTAAACATAGAGGATGCAGGTTTTGAAATAAGAGATATGATTGCTTGGGTTTATGGTAGTGGATTTCCCAAGTCCCATAATATAGGAAAAGCAGTAGACAATTTGGAGGGAAACGAAAGGGAAAATTTAGGCAGAAATGAAAATAGTAGAGAAAATTGCGACACCACTAATACTTTATATGAAAGTGGTACAGTAGGAAAAACTGACTATGTAACAAAAGGCAATTCAGAATGGGAAGGGTGGGGTACTGCATTAAAACCTGCACTTGAACCTATTACAATGGCTCGTAAACCCTTTAAAGGAACAGTAGCTAATAATGTATTAAAGAATGGAGTAGGTGGAATAAATATAGATGGGTGTAGGGTTGGGACAGAAAGCATTACTACTAATGGAAAAGGGAAGCAAGATGGTAATACTCCAATCGTGCCGCAATCTTTAGATTTTATAGGAGAAACAAGAATAGGCAGATTTCCTGCTAACTTTATACATAATGGAAGTGATGAAGTAAAAGATTTATTTCCTTATAGTGGTGGAGGAAAAAGAATTGTTGGGGGAACTCCTAGAAAAAAAGATGGTCATATAGCAACAGGAAGCCCTGACAGGAGCAACGCAGTTATGAACATTGGTGATTCAGGTTCAGCAAGTAGATTTTTCTATTGTGCAAAAGCAAGTAAGAAAGACAGGAGTGAAGGGTTAGAAAATTTTGAGGAAAAGGAATCATTTACTATGAGTGGTGGAGATAAGAAAGAGAAAGTAAGTCCAAATGATACAAATGGTAAAACATTAAAAAAAAACCATCACCCAACTGTAAAACCTACTGACTTAATGAGATACTTGGTACGACTTGTAACACCAAAACAAGGAATTGTTTTAGATTGTTTTATGGGTTCAGGCTCAACAGGAAAGGCTTGTGCCTTAGAAGGATTTGAATTTGTAGGTATTGACTTAGACAAAGACTATTGTGAAATAGCAAAAGCAAGAATAGATCAGGCACTAGAAGATAAGAAAACAGACGAAGCACAAACAGAGTTATTTTGAACTTTGTAATAAAGAACAGTCAAGATAAACAGAGTCTTTTTAATTACTTAAAAGAACTTGATAGCGACTACATAGTTAGCGTAAAGAAGCAAAGAAACAGCAGAAGCAATATGCAGAACAATTACTACTGGGCTTGTATAGTACAACCATTAGGCTCAGAGCTTGGTTACTTTCCAGATGAAATGCACGACACTCTAAAAGTAAAGTTTGCAAGTGAATGGCAAAGCATAGAAATAAACGATAAGCAGATAGGACTTCAAACAGTAAACAGTACAGCCAGAATGAATACAAAAGACTTTGAAGTATATGCAGACCAAATAAGGATATGGGCTTTAACAGAACTAGGTATAAGACTAATGCTACCAAATGAATACAACTAATTTCTATTATATAATATAGGATTGAATAATCAATCTATTTCAATTATGGATAAACGAACAAATAACGGTGGTGCTAGAAAAGGTGCAGGTCGTAAAAGTAAATCAGAAGAACAAAAGTTAATAGAGAATC